AGCTGCAGTTGTAGGAACAGAAGTAGCAGAAGCTGCAGTTGTAGGAACAGAAGTAGCAGAAGCTGCAGTTGTAGGAACAGAAGTAGCAGAAGCTGCAGTTGTAGGAACAGAAGTAGCAGAAGCAGCTGAAGTAGGAATGACTGCGTTTGAAATGTTTGAAGGTGCAGCAGTTATGGGTGCTATGTTAGCTTAAATATTACAATTGTAATATTTTGATGATTTTGATTATTTTATGAAACATTTATCTATATCATCTGAATTAGAAAGTAAAAGTTGTCGAAATTTTGTATCTTCATATGTTAAATTTATTATCCATTGTGTAACATTTGTATTAAAATTAACCATATATTTTTTAATATCAGCATTGTTATTATTATTTATAAACTCTATAAATTCTTTAATGTTATCATCCGTAAAACCAACAGGTCGACCAACAGTTTTATAAACTGATATTTTTAATTCTTCTTTATTAATTTCTTCCTTTTCATTTTCTTGTTTTAGAAGTTTTTCCTGTGCTGAATCCATAGCATCTAATGCATCTTGTTCTGATTGTCTTGTAGCATTTTGTATAGCAAGTTCTTCATCATATAAATAATTATCATTACTTACTTCAACTACTGGTGAAGTAGGTTTAACATCTTGTGAAACATTTGAATTAATTACACCACCCGGAGTGTAATTAAATGGTGAGTAAGATAAACTTCTACAATTTTGTGGTGTTACATTTTCTTCTTTTTTTATATGCTCGTTATCTTTATCTTCATCTTCATCATCTTCATCATCTTCATCACCAGATTTTAAATTTTTCTCTCTTTTAATTAAGTTTTCCTCCCATCTTTTTAACTCTTGTTCCTTAAAATATAATCTTCTCATACTATCATTTATTTCTTTAATATTTGTGGGTATACTAGTAGATTTTTTAGAATTTCTAAGTTCTTTATATTGTTCTCGTGTTATAGGTTTTAATTCATTTGATTTATTTTCTGAAATTTTCTCAAGTTCTTCTAATGTTTTACTTGACAAAGAATATTCTAATCTATTAGGATCAAGTCTTGATATATAGTCATTTCTATCCAATTTAGCGTCCATGTTTTATACTTTTTAAATTTTTATTTTTTCATTATTTTTGTTATCTTCTAAGTAAGTTAAAGGTTCTTTTGGATATGAATTTTTAGCAACTCTTATTAATTTTTCATACGAATTATTACTAGATAATGGATATAATAATTTTAATATTTTCATATTATTATATTGAATTGCTTTAATTAATGGTTGTTCTAAATATTCAGAAGTAACTAAAGTAATTAAGTATTTAACGACATCAATATTTTTTAACATTATAGATATAACAATAGCTTTACTTATCAATTTTAGATTTTTAACGTGTGGGTATACAGCTTTAATATTATCTAAATTTTCACTATTTAATATTTTATTAGCGCATGAATTTAATGTATTTTTCTTTAAGTATGGTATTATTATTTTTACGAAGTTACATTCATTAAAATGTGAATTCATTGCATACCTATTAATAATTGTATAATTTTCAACATGTTTTAAAAGAATTTCAAAAATATCAGAATTATGACATATAGTTAATTGTTTATAATTAATTTTATCTAATAATATCATATTAATAATAATTTGATATCAGCAATTATAGTTCTCGATTTTTTATCTTCATCTTCATTTGTAACTGTAAAAAACATGTAAATAATCATAATTATTTTGTAATTTTATAGTTGATGTATATAAAGATATAATATTATACCAGGTAAACCACCAAACAACATCATAAAAATTAAATTCATCACGTTTATCAAATTTATTTGGTGACAAAATGTTGAAGGCAAAACCTGTACCATAAATAAATCCAGTTGACATTCATATAAAAATTGTATGGTTATTAAAATTAGGATTGTAAAGTTTTCTAATTGTATGATTAAAAGACATTTTAACTAAAATTATACTTGTTTTTCCCAATTATTTAAGTTTAAATTGTGTAAATTCATTCTTATCAAATTTATTTGGATATAATGCAAGCATAGTAAATGTTCCACTTTCAACTTCTGTTCTACCAGCATCATATATTTTAACAGATCTAAAATTTTCCTCTAAACAATACATCTCATTTTCAGTTGCAGTTAACACAACTGTTTTATGTCCTTCATTTGACCATTTTATAAATCTTTCTTTACAACGATAATCTTGTTCTTCAAGGTTTTTATATAATTCAACTGCACAGTGAAAACTTTGTGACATCGATTTACCTTCAGATATCTTTAATTTCTTATTAACAAATAAATAAACAATGTACATTTTAGTCATGAACAAATAAAACTTTTTTCAATTGCTCTTAATTTTACCAGTTGTATATCAATTACTTTTTTATATCATATGAGGAGATTTAAAAAAATTTAAAAAATGATTAATTTTTCATGAAATTTCATAAAATGTTAATTGTACACAACAATGAAACAATTAGAATGGCTGTAAAATTATGGTTATCAGATGAAATAAAAGCAATCAAAAAATATGGACATATTATTAATTGGAATACTTCAAATGTAACTGATATGTCTTGTATGTTTGAGGGAGCATCTAGTTTTAATCAACCACTTAATAGTTGGGATACTTCAAATGTAACTGATATGTCTTGTATGTTTGAGGGAGCATATTCATTTAATCAACCACTTGATAGTTGGGATACTTCAAAAGTAAATAATATATCTCATATGTTTGATGAAGCAAATAGTTTTAATCAACCACTTGATAGTTGGGATATTTCAAATGTAACTGATATGTCTGATATATTTAATAGATCATCTTCATTTAATAAACCACTTAATAATTGGGATACATCAAATGTAATCAACATGTCTTGTATGTTTTATAATGCATCTTCATTCAATCAACCACTTAATAATTGGAATACTTCAAATGTAATCAACATGTCTTGTATGTTTTATAATGCATCTTCATTCAATCAACCACTTAATAATTGGAATACTTCAAATGTAAATAACCTATTTGATATGTTTTTCAATGCATCTTCATTCAATCAACCACTTAATAATTGGAATACTTCAAATGTAACTGATATGTCTTGTATGTTTATATATGCATATTCATTTAATCAACCACTTAATAATTGGGACATATCAAATGTAAATAGTATGTCTTGTATGTTTTATAATGCATCTTCATTTAATCAACCACTTAATAATTGGAATACATCAAATGTAACTGATATGTCTTATATGTTTTATAATGCAACTTCATTCAATCAATCACCAGATAATTGGGATGTATCAAATGTAACCAATAAAAAAAATATGTTCAAAAAAAGTGTTTTAATTAATGAATTAAAAAGATTCAATATAAAAACACCATTTGTATCCATTAGACATCCATATTATAACTATAAACGTAGAAAATCATATCTTAGAGTTTTACATGATGCCGGACATTTACCAACTAATATCCATGATAAAATACCATCTAAATCTGATGTAATTTTTGATGTTCAGGATTTACATAGACATATAAATACATTTCTTTAAAAATAAATTAATTAATTTATTTACATAATATCTTCAACAGATTTAATAGTTGAATAATATCTAATACATCCCAAAGCTGGTATTAAACAAATTCTAGTTTGTGGGCATGGTATAATTTTAACTAAAGCTAAACCAAATATCATACCAACAGAAAAACTAACAGTTACTAATGATGAGTTTTTAGAATGTAATTCACACATATTATTTTTATCATCAGTTTCTTCAATAATTTTACTTATAACCTTAGCATTTAAAGCACCCATACCAATAAAACTTACACCCTTACCAATGATACCTAAAGATGCCATTGGTATAAAAAAACAATTATTAATTAAAGATGTACTACACTCTACAATAGTAGACAATTCAAATATAGATACATTTACAAATACAAATTTATTTATCTTTTTATCACCCATCTTAGATATTACATTTACAAGTGGAAGACTTGCAAGGTTACCAATAATTTCTTTACCAATCATATTAAATGTAAGTGAGTTTTGAATATTTTGTGTGTTATCAGCATTATTTAATGCACCATACATGCTATGTGTTGAAATTACAGCTTCAATACCACAAATTGAATTATTGATACACTGCCAAAATAAATACTTTTTATACTTTTTAACTACTTTACCATTAAGTCCAATAAATCTATTCAACATTTTCATTACATTTCATTATAATTTTTTCATTTAATTTAATCAAATGTAGTTGTTGGAACTTTTAATGAATTTGATGATTTTGACATGAATAAATGTTCATTTATTTCTGATTGTTTTAAAACAGAATAACCATCACTTTGTCTCATTAATGTTGGAATATTTATATTTGTAATAATTTCCATTTCTTTATCTTCTTCAGAATCTATAATAACTCTATAACCAGGAATATTGTATGCAATTTCTTCATATGAATTTAATTTACTACTGTAGTGAACTCTATTTTTAATAGCATTATAATCTCTGTTAAACATTACAAATTTACCAATTTTATTTGTATTACTATGTATAAGAAGAAGTTTAGAATAATCTGTAACATAATCTAAAGAATCTAATACACTGTTAACATTTTCATGATTTTTCATATGAATTACAATTTTTGGAATATATCTTAATAAAGTCATAATTTTATCATCAATATCATCAAACTTTTCAATGTTCCATTTAACCTCAATATTATCATCATTTAAAATTAAATCTTTTTCAAACATAGTATCTGTAATAAAATTTGATGAATTAATATCTTTCCAATAATTAAAACCTAGAATTTTAGGAATCATATGATATAAATAAAATGAAAAAAACCTATCTGCTATTGACATTGCTGTTAATGCCTTATTTTTACAATTTATCAAATGAAAATTAATACTCGATTTGTACTTTATTTCATCATAAATAGATAACACAGTTAATCCAGAAATACAAACTGTACCATTATACATTTCAAGAAAATCATTCATAGAAGTACGATCGGGTAATCTATTAGCTTTATATTTTTTACTAGACATTAAATTTTTATATTTAATGTTATGTAATCTAGTTGAATAAAATCCATTGTTCGTAATATATTCAATATCTTCTTCTTCGTTTCTATCATAAATTACACCATATTCTTCATCTTGTTGTATAGTTATAATTGTTTTATCTGTATATTCAGATGAAAATTCTTTCTTTGGATACCCATAAAATTCTCTAGGATTTTCAAGTATAATTTTATGAAATGATCCAACAGATTGTTCATCTGGATTTAAAACTTTAAATGTAATAGTATCATTTTCGTTAAATTCAGTATAATTATTTCCCTCATAATAATCACTAATATTATTATTTATCAAAGTATTTGAAAATTCATATTTCATTAAAAGTTGAGCATTATGAACAGTTTCTGAAAAATCATAAATTTTATTATCAAAATAAATATCTTCAAGTGGTAAATATATATTAATACCTCTATTCGCATATTTAATTAATCTGTATATATAACTTGGTGACATTCTATCAAAATTAACTGTATTTATATTATTAACATATGAATATGCACATCTTTCTGTCATAAAAATGGATTTATTTAAATCATCAATTAATAAATCAACCAATAAACACGATGAATCAACATCAAAACCGTGAACAATTTGATCCTTTGATTCATAAAGTCTATTAATAAACTGAAACTTAATTTTTTGTGAACCTACATAAATATCAAAAAATGTGACATTATCATTAATATAAATTTTAGAATCATAAGTTTTCATAATAAAATTAGTTGTTAATTGTTTGTGTACAAATTTAACTAGAATATTCCCATGTTCTTGTGAAAGTCCATATATGAAAAAATCAATATCTGATTTTCCAAGAACTAAATTTTTAATATGTTTATCAACTGAACCACCTGCAATTACAAGATGTTCTTTAACTTCTTGTGGTAATATTCTTTTGATTTCATTAAAAATTTCTGTTGTTGTCAATTTATTACCAAAACCAAATTTTTCATCAAATTCTTTTTGTTTATTATTTTTAGTAACTGTTAGTTTACCAGAAATTGTATAAGGTATATTTTCTTTAAAATTTTCATTTACAATATCACTAAAACAAATTAAACTTGTTTCATTAATACCATTATATCTACGTTGTTTTTCTCGTTCATAAATACTACTATAACCATCATACATACCAAAATTCATACCATATTTTTTACATAAATTAATATCATTTTTAAGAGTTGATACACCAAGTTTAACTTTGTTATTTATAACATGATGAATTTCATTATATATAGTCTCAGTGACATTATTTATTTCATTGATATTAATATAATTATGTAATAATTTAAACTCATTAAATTTATCATCTTCAATTGTAAAAGAATTATTTAAATATAAAACTGTAGTAATAGTCATTTTTTAATGAAATTTACAATAAAAATTTCAATAAAAATGTCTGATTTTAAGGGAAGATTTTGTAACACTGATGATAAAATTAAATGTGAATTGAATATACCTGGTACTAATATATTCATTGTATTATATAGAATAGATTCAAATAATTCAAGAAGCACAATAAGTTTATATCATTCTACTGATGAAAATAGAGGTGGTCAAAATTCACAATATTCTGGATTTTTTACTCGTGAAGGTATTGAACATATTGATAATCAAATTTTTTCATTTGGTAAAAATTTATTATTAATTGATGATACTACAGTTAATGTACAAAAAGAAGAAATTTACATTAAAGATAGACCAGAAAAATATGATATTTCTTTGTATGAAAACCAAGATAATTATCAAGGTTCAGATGATAGAATTGCAGTATATAAAGAAAATGGTATATTAAAAATTGTACAACCAGCAAATGATTTTAATTTTGTAAGAGATGAATATGATAATATTGTAAATAATCACAAAAGTCAACTAATTGGTGAAATAATGTTTGTTGGTTCTATTGGAATATGGGGATTTGTTTTACCAAATGCTAATAGTTTATCTTTAGAAAATCTATTAAAAAATAATAAAATATATAATGAAATATATATATTCTTAGTTAGTGTAGCAAATGAAATTAATAATAATGGATATAATGTTAAAATACCAGAAAATCCAAGTATTGAATTCATGTTATATATGATTACAAGTTTATTTAACTATAGATCACATGGTGATATGAATTTATTAAAGACAATTTTACATATGTTTTATCATGATGAAATTGTTCATATTTTAATAAATGAAACAATAAAGGGTGGTGATGCTTTACCACTGTAATAAATATTTTTAATTAAAAATATTGAAATGGAATAATTAAATAGTTAATGATATATGGACATTATCTTATTTTTGAAAATTGTTGAATTTTATAAAAAAATCACTTTGAAATTTGTCATTTTAACACTTTTTAAAAAGTCAGAAACGTCTGCCAGTCGGATGGTCAAGTGAAAAAAGTGCCTAAAAATACGTCTCCCTATTATTATTCAGGACGTATTTTTGAATTCTATTTTTAATTGTTTTGTGTCTTTTTTCACCATTTAAAAATTTTTGTATTCGATAAAAATTAAATTTAATGTATAAATATTAATTAAATGTGATAATTTTATTACATCAGTTCTGAGAGTATTATCTTATTTTTGAAAAATTGTTGAATTTACAAAAAATCATTTTGAATTTTGTTATTTTAACACTTTTTAAAAAGTCAGAGACGTCTGCTAGTCGGATGGTCAAGTGAAAAAAGTGCTTAAAAATCGTGTTGTGAATTATTATACAGAGTGTATTTTTGAGTTTTATTTTTGATTACAACCAACAAAATAAAATATTATTTTTTATATTGTAATTAAAAGAATGAGTGATTTAATGACAACTAAATTTACTGAAATGGAGGGCCAAATTGATGAATTTAATAGGCTCATACATAAAAATAAAAGCACAATTAATAGTGTTTCCGAAAAAATTAATGTTGTTAGTAAAGAAGTAGGACCAAGGGGTGCTACGGGTTCAAAGGGTGAAATTGGATTAACAGGTGAAACTGGTATTCAAGGTGAAAAGGGTATTCAGGGAGAAAAGGGTATTCAGGGAATTCAAGGTGAAAAGGGTGCTACCGGTAGTAATGGTTCTAATGGTGAAAAGGGTGCTACCGGTAGTAATGGTTCTAATGGTGAAAAGGGAATTCAAGGTAAAACGGGAACTGATGGTGAAAGGGGTATTCAAGGAATTCAAGGTAAAACGGGAACTGATGGAACTGATGGTGAAAAGGGAATTCAAGGTATTCAAGGTAAAACGGGAACTGATGGAACTGATGGTGAAAAGGGTATTCAGGGAATTCAGGGAATTCAAGGTAAAACGGGAACTGATGGAACTGATGGTGAAAAGGGTATTCAAGGAATTCAAGGAATTCAAGGTAAAACGGGAACTGATGGAACTGATGGTGAAAAGGGTATTCAAGGAATTCAAGGTAAAACTGGAACTGATGGAACTGATGGAACTGATGGTGAAAAGGGTATTCAAGGAATTCAAGGTATTCAAGGTAAAACTGGAACTGATGGAACTGATGGAACTGATGGTGAAAAGGGTATTCAGGGAATTCAAGGTAAAACGGGAACTGATGGAACTAATGGAACTGATGGTGAAAAGGGTATTCAGGGAATTCAAGGTATTCAAGGTAAAACGGGAACTGATGGAACTAATGGAACTGATGGTGAAAAG